TTTATTTTTAACCACCAACATAAGGTCCAGGATAAAGTCCTTCTTTAACTTTTTTAGTAATAAAACCTTCAAGTTCTTCAACTATACTTTTAGATAACTTTAAATCAAATCCTTCTATTTTTACGTTTACTGCACCTGTTACTGTTAGTGGTTGGGCTTGATTAGCAATTGGTTTACCAGCACCAATATTTATTCCTGTTTCTCGTTGCATAAAACTTTGAGCTTTAGTTGTTTCATCGCGCACCAGATTTCCAACTGTTGATGAGGCACTAATAACTTTTTGTGATATTTTTCCTGCAAAAGCGGTTGAAGCTCCTTGTGCTAATATTGCGGGTTTTTCACCTATATCTGAAATACTTTTTAGTGTTTCTGAAAATTTTTGAGTGTTCAATATTGCAACACTATATACATTATTTAATTTATTAACTGTTAGTGTTACTCTTTCATTTGCAGACAAGTTTGCCTGTACTGTATCTATATTTTTTTCAGCATCAGTTGTTAATTGTGCTCCCGTACCTTGAATTCTTTTTAAAATTTCATTAATTCCTGCCGTTCCTTTTGTAATCTCACTCCCTTCAATTGTTACTTTTCCTCCTTTTGATAATTGAGCATAATTTGCCAAAGTTTGTTTATCTTCTTCTTTTAAATCTTTAAACTCAGGATTAAAATTAAGCTGTTTAATTATTTTTTCTTGTTTGGCTAATTTAAGTGCGGTTTCTTCTATTTTATCTGCATCTAATCCAAATTTAGAAACTTGTCTTAATCTTATTCTTTCATTTGCGCTAATTTCAAATTGTCCCGATTCTTCGTTGAAACTTGCAATACCTCTTGTAGCCTTAACAATTTGGTCTTGTAATCCGTTCAAATCGTTTTGAGCCATGTATAACAATTGTGCACCATCACCCAATTGCGCAAATGAACCACCTAATGTTTGTAATCCCGCAGCATATTCATATGCCTTTTCAGGGTCACTCATTATTTGGTCCGCAAAACCTTGTGCAACACTTAGGGTGTCTCCTAACATTTTTGATTTTGCAACCATAGATGCCAAATCTTCAACCCCTTTTGGAAAACCGTATTTATTCAGTTTATCCATTTGACCTGCAACATCTCCAACAAATTTACCAGCATTTAATCCGTATTTTTGTGCGGTTTGTGTAAGTTCTATGGTTCTTTCAACCGCCGCTTCCATACCCCCACCAACTTTATCAAAAAATTTGGCGATTGTTGTTACTGTTTCTCCTCCAACACCAAATTTATTAACCGCGGCAATATTTGTTAAAACATTTGCAGATAAAAAGGTAGTTTTTTCTAAAGCCTCATTAATTGACTGATAAGTACCAATAACATCTTCTAAATTACCACCCATTTCTAATACATTGGTTGCCGCCTTACCCAATATATTTTCCATTCGTTGGGCTTGTACAGCACCCAAACCTAAAGCTCTGGTTGCAGAAAAAAGTTTTTGTTCAAATTTTGAAGCTTGGTTTATACCGTTCTCTAACCCTTTTGTACCCGCTAAGTCAATTAGTGCTGTTTTAATTGCCTCTAATTTGATTAATAACCCATCCGCGGCTTGTGTTTGTGATTCAACTGTTTCGTTACTTCCTGCCATCATATAATTTGATTAACTATATTATAAATAGTTTAATTAAATTTTTCTTGTCTTTCTCTAATCAAATCATATTCTTCAACTATTTTACCTATAAAATATTTTCTTTCATATGTTGGCATAATAAGAATATCGGAATAAACAAAATTTCCGTTTTTAACCAAAAAATAAATTTCGTCTAATAAAATTGTTTTATAATTGGAAGAAAGGGCGAAAAAACTCTACCCCGAAATCAATTGTTACATCGATTTCTTCTCCTGACGGGGTTGTTACTTTTTTCTTTAGGTCTAATCTTGGCTCTTGTTCATTTAAGTAAGTTCTAATAAATTTAGAATCTGAAATCGGCATTTGTTGAACATATTGTGAAATTTGTAATCTATCTGTATTACCATTTATTGAAACAATTTTAGCCTCTAATTTTTTTGTTATTTTTGGTGCTATAACTCCTTTTGGATATTTTTCCATTTCTTTGTCAATGTCATTATCTTCACCATAAGTTAAAAACTTTAATTTAACACTATCTCCACTTGTTGGTAATACAACATCAAAATGTCCGTTTGAATCGGCAATTAGTTCTGTCTTTTTAATATTCATTTCTGACAAATCAACCGCAGTTTCAAATCTTTGGTTTGTTTTTGGGTCTGTAACATAAAGATTATATTTTGTACCAAAAGCAGTATTTCTTAAGAAAATTAAAATAGCTTCAACGTCACCTGTTAACATTTCTTCAATCTTAAATTCAGGCTCATAAATTTTACTTCTCAATAATTGATTAATAATCTGTACCGCATCCATATTTGTTGATGCCAATAAATTTTCATCTTGAGCAGTCAAATAACCAATTTTAATTGATTTCTTTTTATTTTTGTAAAAAATTCCTTGCGAAGGAAGTGGTACCACGTCATGTGGTAGGTTAAAATTCATTTGACCGTATTTGATTTCGTTGTTTTCCATAAAAAAAGCCAGACTTGTGTCTGGCTTTAAATATAAACTGACTTTGTTTTTTTGTAAATAATTAGTATACTAATATACATCTATCAGGTCTCATAGTACATGATATTGTTTGTAATCCGTCATCAGTGTATGTTACAGCTTGAAAATCTACGTCAGTTAAGAAACATCCTTGCAGTATCCATTTTTCAACCGCAACACCCGTAGGGTCCAACATTTCTAAAGTAACGTCTTTTTTATATCCTGCAGCATAACCCATACGACCTGTAACAGATTCTGCATGTAATCTAACCCATTCCATAAGTGCCTGAGCCGCTGATGGACCAATAGGGTCACGGAATGTTACACCAATTGTACCCCATTCAAATGAACCTGCAACATATGTTTTTGTGTTTAAAAATGGAATATCTTTGGACGCAATTGTTATTTTAGGACGGTTTGTTGATTCAACATACCAAGAATTAATACCCAAAGAAGACGGAAACGTCAAAATAAATCGGTTTTTTCGTTTTGGTTCGTAAGGGTCGGGCATTTTCATTAATAAGTCAGCCATAATATTATTTTAGTTTTTTTATTTTTTTTTCTGTTTATTTTCCTTATAAATATTGACTATTTGGTTTTTTTCATCATATATTTCCTAGGCGTTCTAGTTTATTAATTATCTAGTTATTTAATATTTAGTTTTTATATTAGATTTAGTTAAATAAGTTTGCACTGGGTTCTCATTTCCAAATTCTTTTGCTAAGAACTCCTTAACTTTTTCTATGTTTTTTAAGTCGTCGTCAGAAAACCCTATTTTTGGTATCACAAAATTATTGGACACATCATTTTTGAACAATGTTTTTCCACCCAATTTCATAGACAACTGTTTTACATATGATATAAAATCTCTCAAAGCATTTATTTTTCCTTCTTCAGGGTTTGCTTCAGCACCAGAGCCAAATGAAACAGGATGAAATTTACACATATCCAAATATTCTCTTATTAAAGTATCATCATCTTTAATATCTTCACCCGATATTTCCCTGTAATCTTTGAGTGACTGAACCAATTTTTCTTGGTCGATTCCGCCAATGTCATTTTTAATTATACGATATACCGCTTCTTTCAAAATTTCAGGATTGTGACCCCTTGCAGTGATTATCGCAAATATTGACCCACCATTTATACACTCAACAAAATCATCCCATGATGGACCGAACCCAGCATATAAAACATCTTCTAAAAATTGTTGTTCACCGTCTTTTCTGAAATATCTAAATGGTCTATCGGCATATCCAATAATTGTTTTACCATTATAAACAAACGGTTCTTTCCCTAATATGTGTCTATATTCCGCAAAATCTTCAGTTGTTATCCCAAATTCATTACCTTCATTATCCACCACCATAATCTTTGTTGGCATGTTCATTACGTTGTCATCCCAATCAAATGCATAATATTTGTGGTCAGGTAATTTATCAGGGTCTAACCCTTCATTAACTAACTTAATTAAGTTTTTATGAACAATTTTTTTTAAATTCATTATTTTTTCTTAAGTAACTTAGCGATAATTCTTTCTAATTGTGATTCTGTAACAATAACAGATTGTGGTTTTTCAGAAAAAGTTTTAACACCATTTGATTTGATGTTTAAATTTTCAAGTAATGTTTTCTTTGGAAATTTCATTTTTTTTATTTTTTGATTAAGGGGTGAGATTTCTCCCACCCCGTTTATTTTATTTATTAAATATTCTCAAAAGACGCTCCTGAAGGTGTAATTAAGAATTCAATATCAATAAATTCAAGAGCTTTTGTTGGTTTAAGGTAAATTTTACCTGTCATTGTATTTCTATCTAAGTCTTCAGGTGTGTTTGTTACTACAACTCTAAAGTCTATTAAACCTCTGTCTCTTCTGATTGAATCCAAAATTGGGTTTACAGAATCTAAGAAGTCTTGTCTTACTTTATCATCGTTTTGTTCAAACAACAATCTAACCGCTACTGCCGAAATTAACTTACGAGCTTGTAACAACAATCTTCTAACGTTAATTCTATCAAGTGCTGATTCAGCGATTTGTGTTGTTTTGTTACCCCAAATTACTGTTCCAACATCTGAGAATGTTGCAATTGGGTTGATTCTACCTTGATATAATGTATCTCTATCATCTTGTGTAAGTTTCTTACGTGCTTTGATTGAATTTACAATACCTCTTGTGTAACCCGCAGATGCAAACCAAGGGAAAGATATATTATCAGTCAACGCTAAGTTTCTACAAACTTCAGCAGTTGGTGGGAGATATATTTGTGTATTATTAACCGTATCTCTTGTCAATACCCAAGGATAATAAGTTGCTGTATAGTTAGAATCTATACCTGTAATTTCTAAATCATCAACCGCCTCAGTTGGGTAAATTAAATCTGTCGCAGGTGATGTGGTTGTAGTTGCAAACATATCATAATCAGGACATGTCATAATATACAATGAATCTGCTCTTTGAGTTTCAATCATATCAATCGCGTCTTCAACCAAATTACCATTGTTTACAAAATCAATACCTGGTGTTACAAATACGTTTATATTTGTTGCTTCAGGATTTGCAAATGTTTCTTGACCCAATAAGTAAGCGTAATAGTCAGTATTTGCCCAATCAGTTGCATTATTGTTAATTGTAATTCTCTTAAATGCCCCCCATCCTGTCGCGTCAGGAAATTGTGTTGAAGGTGCGGCACCTTTTTTATAGTTAGGTCCTCCTAATACATATCCGTCACCATTTGTTCTATACTTTCTGTATACATCCCAACCGTCAAATCCACCATTAACAAATAATGTAAATTTACGTGCTTGGATTCTATAGTATGGATTATTAACATCTGTTGGGTCAGAAGGTCCTGAAAAAGAAGCGTCACCAGCCTCAAACGCTGAAGTACCTGAAGTACTATATGATGATGAAATTGTTATAACAGTTGCCCCACTATCCATATGGAAACCTTTTGACAAATAGTCCCAAGACGCGGACGTAGTTTCAGTTGCTATTTCGTTTGGTGTTATTTTACCTTTATACGTGAAAAAATCAGAATCATAACCAAAAGAATTTGATATACCCA